TGATTAACCTGATCAAGGTGCTTAACTAAATCTTCTTCAGTTGACATACTTGCCCTCTAGTCTATTAATTTCATCCTTGATATAAAAAATTGCTTTTTCTAAATCTTGAATTGTTTTTTGTTCATCTTTGAGCCCTGCTCTCCAAAGATACTTAAAGGCATTGCCAATGTTAAAGTTTCTATGTCTAGTAATCTCTATACACTCAATGCCAGAAGGATCGGATGTGTAGTGCATAGGATTGTTTACTTGGTCTACAGTGATTATAAGATTTTCACTACCAAATGGATCTGGTCTGCGACCTTTACTCATCATCTTCCTCCCAATCAAAAGTTTCTGGCATTCCTTTTAGTGTGAAAGTTGCATACGCAAGTCCCACTGCTGATACTAACGATAAGATAAATAGAACATACTTAATTTTTTTCATCGCTTTGATTTCCTTAATCCAAATTTAGCAAGGTATACGTAGATAGTTTCAACACTGGCTCCGCACTCCTTTGCAATCTCTTCTGGGGTCTTCTTGTCCATAAGATATCTCTTACGCATAAAGACTTCTGATGTATATAGTTTAGCAGCCATAGAGTTATTTGTCAAGCCCAATGGCTTTATCCCAATTTTTTATAGACCAATGACCAATGCCACAGGCATCTGCCACATCATTATCTGTTATATTTCTGTCATACTGTATATTGATAAAGTTAATCGTTCTTTGCTTTCTTAGATCTCTTTCATAGGATTTAAGCCATGAGTCTGACTTCCCTGGATTTTGTGATTTAATATATAGTTTCTCATCTTTAGATATCTTTTTGTTTCCAATAAAGTTTTGCCAAGTAATTGGGGCTACTCTACCTATAACCTTGGTTCCAGACTGACCTGCTGCTCCAAGAATAGCCCCCTGAACCAGTGCAAGATCTGCAGCAGTCTTAGGGCTATTCATAAATACTGTATGCTCAATAACGATAGCCTCAAATCCTTCGTACATATCAAGAAACGCTTTTACTTTTTTACCAGCGTCCATAACTTTTTCATAAGTATTATTTCCTTCAAAATTAATCTTTCCAACAGTACCCAACGATTTTTCTTGGGTATCAAACAAAGCAAAAGCAAGACTGTTTGTGCTTGCATCAATAGCACATATAGTCTTTGGCATCATCTCCATACCCCATTTATTCTTCACTGTTGCCCATACCCTTAATCTTTTTTAATGTTTTTAAAACAATTACAGGATTAACAAAACACTCTACGCATAGCGGTTCATCATTATATATTGATAAACTTTTTTGACAACCCTTGCATTTTCTTTCTTTACCAATTCTTTTTTGACGACGAAGCACCAGATATCGCTCTGCAATTTTTTCTTTAGTTGCTTGCTCTCTGCATTGAACAGAGCAATATATCTGGTAAGTAACCTCTGTATTGAATTCTGAATCACACCATTTACAATGCTTCATCTTTCAATGGCTCCATAGACTTTAATTTAAATTCCCCCTTGCCAGCATCTGCACAGGCCTTTTTGATTGGGCATGACTTGCAAATCTTTGAGTTGGATCTGTAGTTCTTTTCAGGAAGGGTTCTATCAACCCAAGCCTTTCTAACTGATCTCATCCAATCAAATGTCTGGTCTACCCATTTACGATAATAATCATTTACCTCAACAGGAAGAATTAACAGTTCGTGATTGTTTTTATTTTCATAAATCAAAACTGCTTTAGGCTTCTTTAAAATTTTCATATATATGAGCAATTGAATTAGGTGACCGTTCTTTGGCTTCATGTGTGCCTTTCGGTACTCAAAGCCTTCGTTCATCATTGTCTTAATTTCACCAAGGAGTTCTTCTCCCTGCCAGTTAACAATAACATCTCCATACCCAAAAATTGGTGGATCTGTATATGTAATCTTAAATTCTGAATCAACTAAGAAGTCTGGGACATTGGCCATAGCCTCTTGGATTCTTTCGTGAGACTTTGTTCCTGCAGTCATATTTGCTGCACTGTATGGTGTTGCGTCATCTTCAAACATCTGTCCATCAAAAGCAAGGTACCAGTATCTTGGACACTCACCATGCCCGTAGGCAATTGTAGATGGAGCAAAAGTTTTCTTCTGAGTTTGCTTATCAATACGATTAACTGTATAGCCAGACTGAATTTTTTCAGTCAAGCCAGCAGCATCAATTGAATGGGCTGGTAGAACTTCTTGCTTTACCATAATTTGTTGCAGTAAACTTTTTGTCATGTTTTTCTCGTTTCTATTAGTATAAGTATAGCAGATTAGCGAGTTATATACTTGAGTGCAGAAACAAGATTGTTAATAGACTCTGCTGCAGTATAGTAAAGGTTTTTCTTTCCACGATCTGACTTGTCAACATTGGCCATCCATGTGGCTCTGAAGGCCATCTTTGCTGCGATTGCTTGTAGTCTTACAATCTCAATAGTTGCAACCTGTGTTGGAATGTCTGGCTTAACAATAATCTTAGCAATAAAGGTTAGTGCCTGAGTTAGTTCTTCATCCTGCATATAGTCTGCTATTTCTGCAAGGCCATTGACCATATCAATAGTAGTATTTTCAGTTTGCATTATACCTTTTCCTCTCCACGGTTTATGTCTATTTTCTTAGCCCATTCCTCTTGAAGAATAAACATTTTTTCTTGATGCTCTTTGGTAACAAACTTGTTTGGACCATCTTTTCTTTCTGCATGGCAAAACATCATGTCTACAACATCTGTGTCTGATAGATCTGCTGGTGCTCTCCAGTGTATTTGATCTGTTCCAGAAAAAACAACACCCTCATTATTTTTTAATAAAAACTCTTTGCCCTCTACAACAATTGGCCAGTCGATTGTAGAACTAATCTGGACATCAAGTGTGAGTTTGTGTACATCAAATGCATCATCAAAATGTGGATAAAGTTTTGGCTTGTATCCAAAACTTGTAGAGTATCTGGCAAACTGATAGTCAGTTAGCACCCACTCTTCTCCATAATGCTTTTGAATAATTTTTTCAAAGTGGACTCTAAGTGATTCATCAAATCCAACAAAATATGCTTTGTGGCCAAGCCTAGTCTGAATAGTAGTCTTTTCTTCTGGAGCGGTGTCTACCTTGCTATAGATATGCTCTATTTGATCTTCTGTTAAAATGTCTTTTATAATCATGTTTTCCATATTACTATTATACACCCTCCACTAGTTGTTCAAGTATGCTCATCTCAATTATTGCAAGTCTTACTTTTGTATTACCCTCGCCCATTACGACTACTATTGCTGGATCTTTGCCATTCTTCATCGCATCTGTAGTAGCCTTTGCCCAAACCTCTTTATTTAAAGTAAAAGACTTTCCAACTTCTTTGAAGTCTACAACAAAGTTATTCCAAGAAGCATCACCCTTTTGAGTATTACGACCAGAGTTTTTGTGCTGCTTGGCACCAATTCTTTTAGACTCACTCTTCTCCGTCATCAAAGTCCTTCTTTTTTCTTCTTCCTAGATACACTGTTGTCAAGTGCTTTTCTTTGCACATCCAAGTCAATGTCTTTGTTGCAGCATAACATCTTAGTGTTGGAACAATTACTTTGCAGGTATGACATACCCATTGCCCATGATAAACTGTATACTTATCCATTTAATTTATTCTTGATAGACTCTTGCAAGTCAAGATCCTCTCTTACACGATTAACAAATGCTTCTTTACCTTGCACCTTAGATCCGTCAGGAAGTATGTACCAAGCACCTGTTCGCTCTACAATGCCATTTAGTTCAGCAGTAGTAACCAAGTCACCGATGGTATCAAGACCAATATCGTCACCTCTAAAATAAAAATCATACTCACCAGACTGGAACCCTGGAGAGGTTTTGGAGAACTGGAGTTCCCATTTAATAGTTCTACCAATTTTTTCTTCAATTAATTTATCTCCTACCTTGATCTTGCCCTTAATCGCTTGATTGTCTGACTCTGAAGAAAAGAGTTTAATAATACATGAGGAATAAAACTTAGTAGCCTGACCACCAGAAGGCTGCTGGCTAGTATACATAGCATTGATATTG